TCGACGTGGGCAACCTGGAGAACCTCATATATCGGCTCGTTGCCGCTCGGAATGTCTGTCGGGCTCCACGTCACGGCGGCCGTGCCCCCGGCCACATAGGTGGCGTCAACCTGTGTCCCGTCCGGAATTGTCCCGTCGGAGAGGATGACGACCTGCCCGTCGTGGCTGTCGTAGAGGTTGGTTTCCGTGGTCCCGGTCAGGTACACCACGGGAGTTGTCCCGGCGGCCGGGATGGCGGTCAGGCGCACCTCTTTTGCCCCGCCCCAGGTGCTGGTCCGGAGCGTCTCCGTAATCGTGTGCTCGGTCAGCGTCTTGCGCGTGGCGGAGAGGGACCCGCAGCCCGCGAGCCCGAAAATTGCCGCCCCTATCCCGGCGCCGCCAAACATGATGGCCCGGAGGACGATCACCACGTCGTCGCCCAGGCATGGGCTGGACGGGTGCGCCTCCAGGGATAGCTGCGTGGCGCAGGCGGTGGGGTTTGACTGGTGGAGCGTTGCGAAGCCCTGGGCCCCGGCTACGGACGCCAGGACGGTCACGTCGCCCGGTGTCCACCCTGCGGTCCAGGTGTTCGGGGCCCCCTTGACCACGTAGTCAATGACGAGGGCCTGGTCGTAATGATCCAGGGGGGCGGAAAACGTGATGACGCGCCCGGAGACGCTCCCGCCACGGCTGCGGTATAGGTTGGTCACCTTTCTGGTGTCTCGCCGCGCATACACGCCCACAACGCTTTCTGCGGGCAAATCCAGCGTGACATGCCGGTAATCCGTGGACCGCTGCGCCTCTCCGACCTTGGTGATCTCGGCCGTGTCGCTGGTGGCTGACGCGAGGAGCCCGGAGGATGCCGACCAATCGACCTCTGTCCCAAGGGCCACGGGGAGCCCATCGGCTCCGGTTACCACGGCGATAAGGCGGACTGTTGCTTGCCCGTCAGCGGCCACGCACTCGGAGTCATCTACAAGCGGGACGACCTGGACGGCCAGCCCGGCAGAGGAGGCCTCCCCGGAGACCAGGATCCTGTTCCCGAAGTCCGGAACTTCACGCGTAACCGTTTCAACTTTTGCGGGCGGATCCGTCAGCACAACGTCCGGGGCACCGTAGGTGTAAAGGCGCGGGGCGATGACCAGACTTCCGTCAGTCTGCGGCCACAGAATCTGCCCTGACCTGGTCGCCAGGTCCTGCAAAATCTCGCTGGGGTACTGGTCGCTGACCGTATAACAGTATGCGCAAATGTCGTAATCATTGACCACGGAAATGGTCACGCCGCACAGAGCGGCAAGATCCTGCAAGATGGCGTCGATGGTCGTTGCAGACTGCCACTGTTTGCTGACCTTCTGCGCCCATGGCCGATAGAGACGCGCCGAGGCCGAACGACCCCAGATCGTTGCAGTTCGGGCAGTCAGACTTTGCGGCGTGTCGATGCTCTCCAGATAAAACGACATGGGCGTACTGCCGTCGCCCTTGTCCACGAACAAAAGCAACTCGCGGGGCACACGTGGGACAACGACACCGGCAAGCACGGTACGGTCTGCCAGTTCAATTGTACAATCGCCGGCCACGTTCTCTGCAGCAAACGACACGGAGACACTGTCAACCTTGCTTGTGATGTCAGCCCCGGCAAGGGTCACGCGCCACATCAGGGCGTCACCTCTTCAAGAGGCATCAGCACGATGGACCAGGACCAGACCTCGGTCGAGGCCGCGGCCTTCCAGGACAGGCTCATGGTCAGTTCGGGGGCGTTATCTTCGCCGGGCAAAAACTGCACTTCCCAGACGTGCACCCCGTCCGTAAAATAGTAGGTCGCCGTGGTCGATTCATAGGCCGTCTGTAGCGCCTCGGCCGTGGCCGTCGAGATCCACGTCCCGCCGTCCACGGTGCCTGCGGCCGTGATGCGCCCGTCGCTGACCACCAGCCCCATGTCCGTGACCACGTTCCCGGCACCCGTCTGGATGACCGAGCCGCGGCGCACGCGGCGGGGAGGCTGGTAGTCCTGGTCGTCGACGTCATTGTCCCAGCGGATGAGCGTGTCCGGTGCAGGGTCGGCCGTCCAGGGTGTCAGCGTCGGGTCGATGTCGGTCGAGTAGAGTGCGAAATTTCCGGCCATGTGCTATCCTCGCACGAGCTTTTGCTTGTTGAGAGCCCGCGCCAGAGCGAGAAGCCCGTCGGCCTCGGCACGGTTGTTGGTCGAGATCGTCGCCTCCTGGCCGGCCGTGGCGAAGGTGAAGCGGTACGCGCCCACGGGGCCGCCCGCAGCGCGTCCGGGTATGCCGAGGATCTTGGACAGGTCGCCCGCGGACTTGACGCGGTTGAGGCTCTCCATCAGCCCGGGCATGATGCGCGAGATGAGGCGCGTCGAGTAGGCGTTGGTCACGAACTCCCCGCCGGCCAGACCGATGGGCATGCTGCCCCGGATCATGCCGAGGAGGTTGTCGCGCAGGCTGTACCCGGGGAGCCGCCCGCCAAAGGCGAAGCCTGGGACCGGGCCGCCGTTGGCGAGACCATCGCCCCCGACCTTGCGATAGCGCACGGTCACGGTCACGGTCTTGTCCTTGATCTGCGCCATCTCGGACTGGATGCGCTCCAGCACAGGGGTTGCGTTGTCGTTGGCCGTCAGGTCCATTTCGAGCTTGGACACCGCGTCCTGCATGTCCTTGATGGACTGCAGGTCCGTCTTGGCTTGGGTGGCCTGCTCCTCGAAGCGTTTGCGCGAGGCCTCGGCGGCCTTCTCTTGTGTCTGGATTGCTTGTTCCAGGGCCTGCCCAGCCTGCACGACGCCATTGACGGCGATGGCGTTGGCGTCGGCAGCGGACACGAGCGTGCGCTCTCCGTCCTTGATCTCGGTATTGAGCCCCGCGAACTGCTCCTGTGCTTTCTTCGCCCAGGTCTTGGCAAGTTCGCCATCTCCGCCGCGCAGGGCGAGCTGCGCCTTGCGCAGGCTCTCGTTGGCCTCCTTGAGCTTGTCCTGGTAGGCGTCATAGTCCGACATCTGCGTTCGCAGGAGTGAGCGCACCTTCTCCTGCGTCGAGAGGCTGGCCTGTGCCCGCTCTTCCTGTAGCTTCTTGACCTTGTCGGAATATTTCTTTTCCTCGGTCTCGGCTTCCTTCAGCTTCGCCTTGATGTTCTTGGTGATCTCGTCCCACTTGACCGCGCGGAAGGCTGCGAGGTCGGACTGAATCGTTTTGATCTGTTCCGCTGTTGCAGCCTCTGCCTCGAGATACCCCCTGTAGTTTGCAAGCAGGTTCGCCGTGCGCTGGCCGTCGAGGACGTCCATCTGTGCAATCTGGGCCTGCTTTTTTGCCAATCGTTGAGCGTTGACATCGTCGAGCTTTGCCTCAAGCTCGTCCAGGCCAAGCGTCATCTTGTCCCAAAGCGTAATGTCGTCTGACGCGAATACCTTTTTGAATCGCTCAATGGTAGACATCGTGTTTGAAATCATGAATCCCATTGATGAAAAAAACGCCATTCCTACTGGACCAAAAAGTTTTGCGCCAATGTATCCCCCCATCGCTGCCGATCCAGTCCCTTCTGGCAGCGACTCAAAAAACTCCTTTATTCTCCGCAATCCGGAAAGCATGGAGTCCAATGCGTTGACCATGTTTGTGCCGATGTTCTGCGCCAGCTCCTTGAGGCTGCCGTCCTTGGTCATCCTGGTCAACGTGTCCAAGATCTCGGCCAGCCGTTCCTTCATGTAGTCGAAGACGCCGCTATCCATGACTGCCCGGGCAAATGCCGTGATCTGGTCCTGTAGATTCGACCACATCCCGCTCCAGCCAGTAGACAACAGCTCCATGCCCCCGGCAAAGCGGTCTTGAAAGTTCTGCCCTATGAACTGAGAAATTGCGTCACTTGTCTTGTCGACTGTCTTGGTCATCGACCGCCCGGCCTGAGACCACGCAAACGTGACTTTGTCGCCCTCCTGCTTGGCCGTGATGCCAAACTCTTTCATGCGCTCAAACTGGTTTGTCGTCGCATCGGCGAGCATTTCGACCGCATCGTTGAGCGTCTTGCCCATCGACGCGGCTGCGTCTCCGAGATAGCGCAGCGACTTGGTCGGGTCCAAGCCATACGCCGCCAGCTTCTTGAAGGCGTTGGCCACCTCCTCCAGCTCGTAGGGCGTCGTCGCCGTAAACTCCGAGATCCAGGCCATGGCCTCCTTGGCCTTGGCGCTGGACCCGGTGATGGTCGTCAGGGACAGCTCCAAGTTCTCGAAGCTGGAGGCCGTATTGATCAGGCCCTGCGCCACGGCGCCGACGCCGATGCCGGCCAAGGCTCCCTGGAGGGAGAAGATCGACGACTTCAGCCCCTCCATGGCGCGACCCATGGCCTTGAGCTGTTTGGTCGCCACGTCTTTGGCGGTGACGACTATGCTGATTTCATTTTGAGCCATCGTGCATCAGCTCCTTCCATTCCTTCTCGTCGGCGTACTGTCCCGCCCTGACTGCCAGGGCCACGTCCCGGACGAAATTTTGTCGGGCCTTTCCTGCTTCTTCGCAGGCGATCAGGAAGAACTCCCATCCGTAGTCTGCGGCGCCAGCATGGCCAGCCTGTATTGCATGGCAAACTGCTCTTTGAATTCCCGCGCGATCATCCTGATCATGTCCTTGACCTCGTCGAGCACTCCGGTTGCCCGGAGCAGGCCGAAAAAAGCGGCGTTGACCTCCTCGAAGGCCTGCCAGATCTGCTCGGACTCGGAAGGGTAGAGGTCGAGGATCTCGTCCAGGGTCAGGCTGCAGCACTGCGCCAGCAGCTCCTTGCCCCGCTCCATGTCCTTGATGCCGTCGCCCTCGGTCAGGAAGGAGAGGATGTCCCGGGGCCGCACTTCGTAGACGGTCACGGGCTTGTCGCCGACATTGTCCAGCTTCTTTGTCTTGCGCATCAGTCCCCCTTATTGATCAGGGCGGGCTCAGTGGCCCGCCCTTGTGGTTGCTACTGGATGACTTCCAGCTTGAAGTATTCCTGGCCCGAGCTCTGGCTGGTGTCGGCCAGCACGGTGCCGTTCAGATTGATCACGCTTTCGCCGTCGCCCAGGAGCATCATGTCGCCGTCCATCGTCACCTGGACCCTGTGGAAGGTCAGGATCTCGCGCGGCCCCTGGTCGTCGGCGTCGGCCACGAACTTGACCTTCTTGGTCACGCTGCCGGCACTGAGCATCCAGTTGTACTTACGGGTGATGGCGCCGTAGCTGTATGCCACATGGCAGGCAGACACGGCGCCCTCGGACAGGATCCGGATCAGGCCGTAGTCGGCGTCGATGGTGTAGTCGGTGCCCTGGACGTAGCGGGTCTCGGGCGTCTCGTCGTCCACCACGCACACGTCGGCGGTGGTCTCGACGCCGGAGACGGTAGCGGACGCGCTGGACGTTCCACCGCTCATCGTCCCGGTCGACGGCACGTCGTCAGAGGGGTTGATGACCTCGACAAAACCCGACCCGACCCAGACGACCTTCGCGGTCACGGCGCCGATGGTCACGGTCTCGCCGACCTGGAAGGGTCCGCCGCTCACGGTGCCATGGCTGATCTTGGTCAGGTAGACGTCGTAGTGGCCAAGCTCCATGTACTTGTCGGCCGTGAACGTCAGGCTCGCCAGGTCAGCGCCGCCGGCCAGCTGGTTTTGATCCGACCAGGTCGAGCCGAGCAGGGCCAGGGCCAGATTGTGCGTGGTGTGCTCGCGCAGCCCGATGGTCAGGCTGGCCTCGCGCTCGGTCTCGCGCTCCAGCAGGGTGGCTTTGGCAGCGGTGCGGGTCGACTTGATCTTCTCGGTCGACACACTCATGTTGAAGTTGATGGACTCCAGCTCGCCCACGTCTTCCCAGGCGTTGCTATCGGTGTCAGCCATGTAGCAGCGGCCGGTCCCGTTATAACGGATGTTGTCTGCGCTGCTCGATAAGAACTTGCCCATATCTCGCTCCTCTCAAATTATCGGCCCAGCCCCGCACGATGCGAGCGCAGCCTGTTGATGGTGATGGTCCCGCGGGCGATGCCGCGGGGATACAGTTCTGTCATGCCGCCGACGATCTCGGCGCGGATCTCGGTGCCGACCTTGGCGCGGGCGATGGCGTCCCGGCACATGCACGCCAGGTCATCCGCCAGCAGGACGGCCTCGTCCTTGGTCGCGCCGTCCGGGTAGACCTGCGCCTCGATGTCGAGCTCCAGACTCGCGTGCTTGTCGCCCTCGCCCTCGGACAATTTCCAGAGCGCCAGGTTGCAGCAGGGATAGCTCCAGTCGTCGGGCGGCACGTCATCCGTGGACCAGCCGACGACGACCGTCAGGCCCTCGGAAAAGTTGTTCTGGCACCATGCCGCCAGCGTGGCGTCGGCCTCCAGTGCGGCCTTGATGCCCTCGATGATCTCGCGTCCGGTCATGACTTTTTGCCCCCCAACTGATACCGCTTAAACGCGGCCCAGAACTTGTCGCGCATGTAGCCCGCGACCTTCGGCTTCACCTTGCGGAAAACCGGGCCGATGCTCGGGCGCTTCGGGATCTGCAGATACTTAGTCGAGGTCTTGAGCGGGAAATACCCCGTGCCCGGTTCGCCCTTGCGTTTGCCCTTGCGGCCCATGGCCGTCATGGCCATCTTGCGGCGCATGGATGGCGTGACCTTGACCGTGGCCCCACGCTCATGCTTGCGCGCGATGGCCGAGAGGTACTTGTCAACGGACCCGGCCTTGCCTTTTTTGGACCGCCCGAAGTCGATGGTCACGGACTCCTTGTCCCCGGCCATGATGTAGCGCGCATACTTGCCCATCCAGTCCAGTGGGCTGCGCTTGTTTGCCGTCTTCCAGTTGCCGGCCTTGTCCTTGCGCCTCGATTTGGAGAGCGGGTGCAGGCTCGGCCAGCCGCTCCCGCCGTACTCGACGTGATTGCGCAGCTCGGTCCTGATCCACCAGCCCGTGGAGGACAGGGCCGACTTGCGGGCGCGCTCGGCCAGTGCCGGATACTTGACGGAGAGGTTCTTGACGACTTCGTCCAGTCCGACGACCTTGGTCGTGACCAGGTTGTCGCGGCTCATGCACCACCCCTGCCGGTCGAGACTGCATCCTTGACCAGCGTCAGCTGCCACAGCGCACCCTGTGCGTGATCGCTGATCTCGTAGAACTCCAGGGGCAGACTCGACAGCTTCCACGCCTCGCCGCCGATGGTGAAGACGTCGCCGAAGTTCGGCGCGCTCACCTCGCTGGACCTGACGCTAATCTCCATGACCAGGAACGTGCGGCCCTCGCTCGTCATGCGGCGCTTGGGCTTGCACCTGACCGTGACGCTGATGGGCGTGGACGAGCCCTGCGCCAGGTACGTCGCAGGCACGCCCAGCATGGTCATCAGGTCGTCCGCGATGGCGGTCATGTCAGCAGCTATCGTCATTCGTCACCTCGCGGATCTGCCCGCGGCGTCTCTTCGGTTTGCAGTTGCGTTTTTCCTGGCACATGATTGCAGCCACAAATGTCGCGCTCTTTCCGAGCTTCTTGGTCATCCGCTTGCGTCGCCTGTGGTTCATGCGCTCCTTTAAGCTGGGGCGGGAGGTGCTTTATGTCTCCCGCCCCGGGCGTCGGGTGCTCCACCTGCTGGGGAGATTTGCGAAAATTTGCCGCGACCCCGGTATTTATCGAAACCCTTTCGAGCCGACACACCGCACAAAAGGTAGAACTGGATCACCTCCGCTCGGGGCCACGGGCTGCGGTTGCATAACTCCGAAAATCACCGCTTGAGCTTCTCAACGCTCCGCGCGCCGCTGTACCCCAGATACCCGGCCCCAAACAGCCACCATAGCTCTTCGGGCAGGGAGTGGAGCCACGCCCGCATACCCTCGGTCACGGCCTGGGCCGTCTCGGGCTGGAACGCGAAGAGCACGCCCATGGGCAGGGCGGAGAGAAGCAGGACATACATGACGTACATGAAGGACGGTCTTGCCCTGGAGGTCCAGGGGTCGGAAGACTTGGCCTCGGCCACGATGGCGGAAAACCGGGCCTCCAGCTCCCGGAGCTCGCCGGACTGCTGGAGCTTGAGCAGTTCGAGCTTCGCGCGGTCTGCCGCCTCCTTGTCCGGGAAAATCTTGTCAAGGACCTTGCTCCCAAAATCAAAAACAGACCCCAGGCCGGTGATGTCCATCAGATCACCCCCATCAGGTCGCGGACCCGGTTGATCCAGCCGTCCAGAAATGCGCGACGGTCATCGCCGCGCCGCGCCTTGCGTCCGTACTCGGCCAGCCTGATGGCACACATGGCAAACGCCACGGCGGACGGGTCACAGTGCTTGACCGCCGTCTCGGTCTGCGGCCCCATGACCCCGTCGATATCGACATACTCCGTCCCGGCGATCCTGCAGAGCGCATCCTGCAGGCACTGGGTTGCGTAGGTGCGCCCCATATTTACGGCTGTGTCTGTGTAGACCGCCCGGAGCCTGCGCGGGAGCATCTCAAAAGCGGCCTGGTATTGCTCGTCGTAAAAATCGTTGACCGCGGCCTCGTACTCGGGGCCATCGGTGACGCCCCCCTCGACGAGACGCCAGACCCTGGCCTGCGGATGGTATCGCCTGGAGATGCCGCCGGCAGTCTGCCCGCCCGGGTCGCCGGGGATGTCCGTCACAGCCATGGTCTCCCAGGAGAGGAGCCATGATCGCATCTGCGGCCATGAGGCGATCATCGCAACATCACCGCAGCCGCGGCGACCACCAGCCCGCCGGTTGTCGCGGAGACGGTCGCCACCACGGCCAACGTCTTCCACCCGCCCTCGACGCGGCTCTGGAAGTCCTCCAGCGCATCGAGGCGTTCTGAGTGGCGGTTGATGCGCTGCTCGTGCAGGCCGAGCTTTTCGGTCGCATGCGCGCACCTGTCGTCGATGCGACCGAAATGCGACTTCAGCATGTCTTCGATGCGCGTCAGATACGACCTGCTCGTCTCTTCAAGCCGCGCCAATCTCACCTCAATGGCCTCGCTCATCGTTGGCGTACGCTCCGTTCGTGTTCTCGTTGGCATCCGGCGCACCGCGTGCATCCTGGCACAGCTCTCCTGCGCGCCTCGGGGATCGCGTCGCCGCAGTCTTCGCACTCCAGTGCCGACTCTTTCGGCTCCGTCTCGGACCGCGCAGCTCGTGCGGCCAAGGCGGTGGCCGTGTAGAGGTCGCTCAATGCGCTGGCGCGGTCCGCGAAATCAGCCATGCTTATCTCCCTGTAGGGCGGCCCGACCAGCCAGGAGGATAACTGGCCGGGCCTATCGCAAGGGGGTTGCCGGTTAGGTTGTCAGGTTGGACAGCAGGTAGCCGCAGCCCTTGAACACAAACGACTCGGCGGTGTGCTGGCGGGCGCGGAAGATCTCGCTGCGGGTCTGCTCCTCGCGGTACTGCTCGATAGTCAGCGGCACCTCGGAGTCTTCAGCCCACACAAACGTGCGGCCCAGGCAGGGCTCGCGCAGGTTGACGTCGCTGACGGCGAGGCGGCAGAGCAGGCCGTACTCGGTGCCCCAGGGCGACGAGCTGCTTCTTCTGCTCCATGTTCATGACTTCGAGCGGCGTGGTGTACTTGACGGCGCCAGCGATCTGGGCGGTCAGACACAGATTTTCGAAGACGCTCCGGCCAATGATCAGTGCGTTGGGCTCCAGGCCGCAGGCGTTGCGGATGGTCTTCTTGCCGGTGTTGATGTCGCCGATGGGCGTCGCGTTGGTGCTGTCGTCCCACTCGTTGGTCACGGAGTGCGCCGAGAAGTTGGACGTGTTGAACAGCATGTTCTTGATGCGCAGCTCCTGCGTGCGCAGGATGATGTCCATCGCGCGCTCGGCGGCGACGGTTTCCGCGTCGAAGAACCGGCGGTACATGG